GGCAAATGAGATATTCCCAAAACAACGAACAAGATGTAATCGAACAATACTTCCGCACATCGGGAGTATTCCTGGACATCGGTGCTAATGATGGTGTTACCTTAAGCAATACCTATGCTTTGCAACTCAACGGATGGGGTGGTGTACTTGTAGAGCCGAGTGAAGATGCCTTCAATCGCATACCACCGAATGACAAGGTAAAAGCGTTCAATGTGGCAATCGGTACGGCAGACGGAACTTGTACCTTTCACGAAATGGGAACACATCTCAATAGGGGTGATGTATCGCTGCTATCCACCATTAAGAAATCAGAGATGAAGCGTTGGAATGGTACAGAATTTAAGGAACGAATGACAGAAGTATGGACTTACAAGACGTTAGTCAAGAACTCCCCCTACAAGGTATTTGATTTTATCAGCATTGATGCGGAAGGTATGGACTTTGAGATATTGGAACAGATAAACCTATCGCATACACAAATGGTGTGCATTGAGCATAATGGCAATGCTGACCTATTTCAGCTCATTAAAGAATACTGCAATGGGTTCGGACTGCATAAGAAATTACTTAACAATTTAGAAAATGTAATATGGGCGAGATAGTATCAATATCAATATCCTTTGCTATGTTTGGCTTTGGACTGCTAATGTTTGTTTGGGCATATAAATTATTCAAAGATGAAAAGTAAAGTAATCACATCTTTATCCTCCACAGGTAGGGAAAACTACAATGAAGCGATGTTAGGACTAATCCGTTCTATCAATCGCAATGCTCCCGACTATGACACTCATTTGCGTAGTGTAGATGGCTATGTGGATGAATACCAGGGTAGAAAAATACTACAAGGCAAATGGCCGAAGTCAGGCCAATACGAATCATGGAGCCATCAAAATATGCCGTATCAGTTTAAGCCGGTAATGGTCGCCGAAGCGTATGAGTTGGGGTACCGGAAAATAATATGGTGCGATTCAACCATTCGAGTAATGCGCAACCCTGACCCACTCTGGCAACTTGCAGCGGAGCATGGTATTGTAGCGTGGAACAATGAAGGGCATCCACTCCACAAGTATATGCCCGACCATCAAATTGCATGGTTAGGACTTAATAGCTACCAAGATGTAATGTCAATGTATCAGATTATGGCGTGTTGCATAGTGTTTGACTTCGACCATCCTGCGACTAAACCGATATTCGATAAGTGGATTGAAGGTGCCTTTAATAACTGCTTCCACCATAACGAGAGTAAGAATCCACACTATGTCAGCAGCAGACACGATCAATCGCTGCTATCAGCAATCATGAATCTCAATGGTGTAAAGGTGCAGCCGTATGGTGGACTTGCATACCGTGAGTTTATGCCCGTTGACCCATTTTTCATTAATTGGGGTGTAAAAGATTAAATTTGTAATATGAATCATAAAGAAATAACACAATCAGAACATCATGAAAATATCCGTAAAAAATTATGGATTGATGTTTATGTAGCTTATGTTGCTGCTTCAAATTCAACTGACAAAGATGGTGCTTATGTTTGGGCTGATATTGCACTAAAGAGATTTGATGAAAGATTTAATGAACCTAAACAATCTCACGAATAATGGGCTACACAGGAAAAACAATCGAACTAATTGACCTCATCATTGACAGAGTGCAAACGGTAGTAGATTTAGGCGCACAGAATGATTACCGCCATCCGACACTACCTGCACCATACGTTAAAGATACCTACTATGCCAACAAAGAGTACACAGCCATTGACATTAGCGGAGAGAACGGTAGTCAACCATACGACCTTTCCGAACTTCACGATTTCGGAATCCAATACGATTTACTCGTGGATGCAGGGACATCTGAACACGTGGGAAATAACGGTAAACATGACATCAAAGCCATCTACAACTGTTGGAAAAACAAACACAATCTCGTTAAAGTTGGAGGATTCATTGTCAGCGAAAACCCAAAAACAGGGAACTGGCCGGGGCATGGATTCAACTACTATACAACGGACTTTTATAAGTTACTCGCTGCCTTTGGTGAGTATTCTCTTATTGACTTGGGTGAACATCCAGCAATGGGTAATACGACTGATGGATGGAATGTTTACTGCGTTATGCAAAAGACAAAAGAGGACTTCATAACAATCGAGAAATTCAAGAAGTGTGGTATCGCAACAAGTTAAGCAGATAAAGGCAACATCTGTATTCTATGCCAACAAAGAAGCATACGAAAAGGGTTACCCAATAATCTGCAATGAGGGGGGAAGTCGATCGTCGAAATCATTCTCCATCGTACAACTACTGATTCAGATAGCATCTACCCAACGTAATAAGCGTATCAGCATCGTATCGCACTCACTACCACACATCAAACGGGGAGCGTACAGGGATTTCAAGACCATTATGGAAGAATGGAATATGTGGAAGGATGAAGATTTCAGCTTCACCGATTTCATCTACAAATTCCCTAATGGAAGTTATATTGAACTATTCGGACTTGAAGATGAGCAAAAAGCACGGGGGCCGGGTAGGGATATACTATTCGTGAATGAAGCTAACCTAATTAAAAAGACCTTATTCGACCAGTTAGCCATGCGTACAACGGGTACGATATTCCTTGACTGGAACCCTGCGGACTTCGTTAGTTGGGTGTACGATGTTGCGGACAATCCGAACAATAAGCGGATAAAATCTACCTATCTCAATAACAAGGGCAACTTATCCCAAACGCAAATAGACATCATTGAGGGGTATAAGAACCTGCCCGATGATTTCATGTGGAAGGTGTATGGATTAGGGGAAAGGGGTGCAGCGAAAGAGATAATCTACACCAAATGGCAGATAACAGATGTATTGCCGGAGGGGGGCGATGTGTTCTATGGTTTGGACTTCGGATATGTCCATCCACTTGCACTCGTTAAGGTGGTACACTATGAGGGTGCGAACTATGTGCAGGAATTAATCTACAAATCGGGATTAACGCCATCTGAAATAAGCAGGGAAGTCAAAGACCATATATCAGACCGCAAACCCGTGTACTGCGATGCAGCCGAACCGAAATCTATTGAAGAACTTTACAGGGGTGGTATTAATGCACAGGCAGCAAATAAGGAAGTATGGCCGGGAATACTGAAGGTTAAATCTTATCCGTTGTACGTTACTGCCAATAGTAAAAATATCATTCGGGAGCTGCAATCGTACAAGTGGAAGAAGGATAAGAATGACAATGTTATTGATGAACCGGTGAAGGAGAATGACGATGGGTTAGATGCGATGAGGTACGCCATCTTCACCCATCTACATAAGCCGGCATTTCAGGTGGCGGTATGGTAGGCGAATTAATCGTAATTTTGCCATAACAAATAATAACTTATGGGTTTATTCGATTTCCTCCGCCGCAAGGCAGCACCCGTTAAAACACCTGTTCAAGTATCAATCGAAAGGGGTTTGATAACTTGGGATGGGCAGAATCAAGCAGAAATTGTTAGGGATAGTTACATCGGTAATGACTTGGTATATGCCATCATTACGCTGATTACCCAAAAGGCGAAAGTGGCACCCTGGGGAGTGTATAAGGTGAAGGATAAGGCGAAGGCAAAGCAGTACCAGGCGAAACTAAACTCACCCGTTACCATTGACTTGAAAGAACTAAAGGAACTGAAAGAACAAGCCTTTGAACTATACGAAGGCGATGCCCGGCTGAATGAGTTGTTGAAATACCCAAATAGTGAAGATTCATGGAGCGATCTTATCGAACAATGGGTAGGGTTTAAGAAGATCACAGGCAATTCCTTCATCTATGCGAAAATGGTGGGCGATGCATCTGTGAACAAGGGCAAGCCAATGGAGTTGTATGTACTACCGGCACAATACATGGCCGTTAAGGTTGACATTGAACAATTCCCACCAAAGAAGGTAGCCTATCAGTTGTATTACGGGCAGTATATTCCTTTCAATACGATTGAAATCCTTCATGATAAGTACTTCAATCCCGAATGGTCAGCAACCGGTGGGCAGTTGTATGGATTGTCGCCTTTACGCGCGGCATCGAAGGTATTGACACGCAGCAATTCAAGTAAGACCGCATCTGTTGCCATGTTCGATAACATGGGGCCACAGGGGGTACTTTACATGGATGATCTACGATTCGACCCATTAAGCGGTGGCGCACAAGCACAAGCACTTAAAACGCAAATATCAATGGCATCCGGTGCAGGGAAGCATGGTAGTGCAGCCGTATCAGGGTACAAGGTAGGATGGACACAGATAGGCCTACCTGCAAAAGACCTTCAACTAATCGAATCAGAGAAATGGGATAAAGAAGCACTATGCTCAATCTATGGTGTACCACCTGTTCTATTAGGTTCGCAGGATGCGGCCACATACAACAACATGAGGGAAGCGGAAAAGTCGCTGACTTTACGGGCCGTTCTTCCCGAACTTATTGCCATCCGGGATAACCTTAACCGGAAGATGAAGACCGATTGGGGGTATAAGAACACCGATATATTCGTGGACTTCGATTTGACCGTATATCAAGAACTTGAAGCGAACAGGGAAGCACAGGCGCAATGGCTGAATACTTCATGGTGGCTAACACCGGAGCAGAAACTGAAGGTAATGGGTATAGCACCCGACCCCAATGTGCCGCTTGAAGATTATCAAAAGTTGTATATTCCCCAAGGTTTGATGCCAATGGATGACTTTACTAATCTTCCCGATGTACCGCCAACTATACAATAAATACCGAAAGAAATATAGGGTACTTATCAAGAAGGAACTTGATAAGCAATGCAAAGCTATACTCAATGGTGAGCAACCTGACCAAAGCGGACTAAGGCGCATTATCAGCCAACTGCATCAAGGCGCAGGAATGACAATGGCTAAATACAACTATGACAAGATTAGGCGCAAAGCAGGGATAAAGGATAACCTTACACCGCAACAAAGATGGGCGATAGTGATTAAGTTATTTTTAGATCAGGGGTTGACCATGCTTACAGATGGAATTACATCAACAACAAAAGAAACTATCCGCAAGGTGTTAATCAAAGGGATGCAGGAAGGGTGGAGCATTACGCAAATGATGAGCGAACTTGAAAAGTCAGGCATTAATGCGTACAGAGCGGAACTGATTGCACGAACAGAAACTACGAGAGCCGCAAATCAGGGAGCGTTACTTGGTGCCGTATCTACAGGGCTACAAACTGAAAAGGAATGGATAGCGATAACAGATGACAGAACTCGTAGAATACCACGTGATAAGTTCGATCATTTGCACATGGATGGTAAGCGTGTTGCAGTAGATGAACCTTTCACCGTTCCCGGAATGGGAAGTGTAGAACAGATGGAATATCCGGGTGATAGCAGGGCAAGTGCAGGGAATGTATGTAACTGTAGATGCACCGTTGGTTTTGAAGTAGTGAGGGATGAGAATGATATGCCCGTATCTATACAAGGCAACTTAAGAGGGCCGGCCGGCACCCTGTGGAGTTTATGGAATAATAG